AAATTACGTATCTAAAGTAGTTGGTGATCAAGTACAAACTGTAAGAGGATCAGGAACTGATGTTTATTTACAAACTTCTGGATCTCATCCAAATGCTTCAAGATTTGTAAGAGTAAGAGAAGTAATTAGAAAAACACCAAATTATTTTGATAATGCTGGAAATCCAAAAACAGAATTTACAGCATCTATTCCAATAGCTCAAGAAGGAGTATTTGGTGATGGACAAGGTGATATAACAGGAAGTGGTAATCCTTCAGCTTTTTATCAAGATGTTAATAATCTTAATTCTCAAGGTTTAGTAGGTGCAAATTACACTGTAGGAATTAATTTATTAGCTAATAGAGATGATTTTAGATATAATTTAATAACAGCTCCTGGTTTAATATTAGCAAATGGTACTTCGGGAGCAGGTTGGACTACAATTCAATCAAATTGTGAAACAAGAGGAGATGCAATATTTGTAGGTGATTTAGTTAATTATAATTCAACATTAACTCAAGTAACTACACAAGCTGCATCAGTTGATTCATCATATTGTGCAACATATTGGCCTTGGTTACAAGTTACAGATCCAGATTCAAGAGAATTAGTTTGGGTTCCAGCTTCAACAATGATACCAGGTGTTTATGCCTTTAATGATAGAGCAGGTGAGCCATGGTTTGCACCAGCAGGTATTAATAGAGGTGGATTAGGAGCAGTTAATCAAGCAGAAAGAAGATTAACTAATACTAATAGAGATACTTTATATAGTGGAAAAGTAAATCCAATAGCTTCATTCCCAGGACAAGGAATTGTAGTGTTTGGACAGAAAACTCTTCAAACAAAAGCAAGTGCTTTAGATAGAGTAAATGTAAGAAGATTATTAATAACACTTAAAAATTATATTTCTCAAATCGCTGATACATTAGTATTTGAACAAAACACAGCAGCTACAAGAAATACATTTTTAGCCCAAGTAAACCCATATTTAGAGTCAGTACAACAAAGACAAGGTTTATTCGCATTTAAAGTTGTAATGGATAATACAAATAATACACCAGATGTAATTGATAGAAATGAATTAATTGGTGCTGTTTATTTACAACCAACTAAAACAGCGGAATTTATTTATATAGATTTCAACATTTTACCAACTGGAGCAACTTTCCCGGTATAAAAATGAAAAATAATAATATTTATAACAAAATAAAATAACATAAAAAATGGCAGTATTAGATCCTAACGAAATATTTTTCACCGCTTTTGAACCAAAAGTAGCTAATAGATTTATATTATATGTTGACGGTATACCATCGTATATAATTAAAGGAGTTAGTGGAATGGGGTTCGCGCAGGATGAAATAGTATTAAATCATATAAACACTTATAGAAAAGTAAAAGGTAAATTGAGATGGAATGATTTATCAATGGAATTATTTGATCCTATTACTCCATCAGGAGCTCAAGCTGTAATGGAATGGACAAGATTACACCATGAATCAGTTACAGGTAGAGATGGTTACTCTGATTTCTATAAAAAAGATCTTACTATTGATGTATTAGGTCCTGTAGGTGATGTAGTTTCTGAGTGGATTATTAAAGGAGCATTTATTAAAGATGCTGCTTTTGGAGATATGAATTGGGATGATGATACTACAGTAATGAACATTTCATTAACAATAGGAATGGATTATTGTGTGTTAAATTTCTAAAAGAAAATTTAAATATTTTACATTTAAGCTTGGCTTCGGTCAAGCTTTTTTGTATGTTATATATGTATAACAAAACACAAGTTATTAATTAATAAAAATTATGGCCGAAGAATACAAGTTTCCAACAGAAATGGTAGATTTACCTTCAAAAGGATTAGTTTACCCAAAAGACAACCCACTATCTTCAGGAAAAGTTGAAATGAAATACATGACAGCTAAAGAAGAAGATATTTTAACAAACCAAAACTATATCAAAGACGGATCAGTTCTTGATAGACTACTAAAAGCATTAATTGTTAGTAAAAAGGTTAATTATGATGATTTAATTGTAGGAGATAAAAATGCTATTATGGTAGCAGCTAGAATATTAGGTTATGGGTCTGATTATACTTTTATGTACAATAATGAAGAAATAACAGTAGATTTACAAGATTTAAATACAGTTGAAATAAATGAAGATAAATTAGTTGAAAAACACGTAAATAAATTTGAATATACTTTACCTCATTCTGAAACTTTAATTCAATTTAAATTATTATCTACTAAAGATGATCAAGCAGTTAAAGCTGAAGTAAAAGGTTTACAAAAAATAGATAAAAAAGTAAGTCCTGAAATGTCAACTCGTTTAAAACACATGATATTAGCAGTTAATGGTAATACTGATAAATCAGAAATTAGAAAATTTGTTGATAATTATATGTTAGCAAGGGACTCAAGAGCTTTTAGAGAATATATTAAAGCATTTCAACCAGACATTGATTTGAAATTTAACTATGAGAGTAGCGGCGGCATTGAAAGGGAAGTCTCCCTTCCAATGACTGTCAACTTTTTTTGGCCTGACGCAGACCTATAGGGTTAACTTATTTAAGAGCATTAATAGTATAGTATACTTTGGTGGTGGAGGATACGATTGGCATACAATCTATAATATGCCTATATGGTTACGTAGATTTACATATCAAGAAATAATAGATATAAAAAATAAAGAAAGAGAAAGCTACCAATCAGCTTTAAAAAAGGGCAAAAAAGGAAAAGGAACTAGTATAGATTTAGCAAATCCTAATAAAGCAAATATTCCTAAACAAGCTTTTTCACCTCCAACAACAAAATCCAAAACTCCCCCTACTTATACTACAAGGGCATCAAGAAAATGATGCCCTTTAATATTTATAATAAAATTCCATAATGGCAGACGGAGAAAAATTTAAAAAAAATATGAAGGAGGGTGCTAAGGCAACCCAAGATGCTGCTAAAGCTTCTGATGAACTAAGAAAAAATATTAAAGAAGCTTTATTTTTTAGTAGGGATTATGCTGATGAAGCTAAAAAACTAGCAAAAGAAGTAATGGGTAGTTCCATAGCTGCATCTGAAACATCAAAAGCATTTAGAGATGTAGCATCAGCAGCAAAACAAATAACAGACAATTATGCTGAAGTTTTATCAGGTGAAAAAACATTTCAAGATTTAATAAAGGAAAGACAAAAACTTAACCAAGCTCAAAAAGGCTTTAATACTGAATTTTCACAATTTTTAAGTAATTTCATTACAGATGAAGAGGAAGTTACTAAAATTATTCAAGGTCAAGCTTCAGCATTTGGTGCAGTAAAGGCTGCTGGTGTTGACTTGACAGTTGAACAAAGGAAGTTATTAGAAGTATTTATAGAACAAAATCAAGTACTTGTTGATGAGGCTGACAATATGGAGGAAATTGCCAAAAGAGCACAAAAAATAGATTCTGCAATGCGACCCTTAGGTAAAGCTGCTTTATCATTACAAGATATAGGTACTGTTTTAGATGAAGGATTAGGGAAAATGGGAATGGGAGGATTAGCTAAAAGATTAGGAATAGGAGAGGCTATTAAAAATACGAGAGAATTTGCAGCTGAATTAACTAAAGGAGGAACTGAATCTGCTGGATTAATAGGTAAATTTAGAGTTACTACAAAATTGATTGGTAATATGGGAGGAGCTCTTTTGAAATCATTAGGACCTGTTACTATTATATTAAAGCTTGTTGAAGGAATGGTAGATGCCTTTAAAGCACTTGACTCTGGCTCAGGAGAATTAGCTAAAAACTTTGGTATATCTGCTGCAGAAGGAAGAAAAATGGCAATAGAGGCAAAAGATGCAGCAGTAGCTAGTGGGGACATGCTAGTTAATATGGAAAATGTAATGGCTGCCCAAGTAGCATTAAATAAAACAATGGGTACAGCAGTTAAATTCCCAGCTGAAATGGCAGCTGAATTTGCATCTGTACAAGCAAGAACAGGTTTATCTGATGAAGCGATGGGTAAATTTGCTTCAAAAGCTTTAATGGCAGGTACTACTATTAAGGATCAATTAATAAAAGTAACAGCGGTAACACAAGAATTAAATGCCCAAAATGGTATTCAATTAAATATAAAAGACATTCAAGAAGGAATTGCAAAAGTATCAAATGCTAATGCTATATCTGCTAAGAATAATACTAAAGAAATGGCTAATCAAGTATTCCAAGCTAAAATGTTGGGTCTTGAACAAGGAAAAGTAAATGATATAGCAGATGGTTTATTAGATTTTCAATCATCTATTGAAGCTGAAATGAAAGCTGAATTATTAACAGGTAAACAACTTAATTTAGAAAAAGCAAGAACAGCAGCATTAAATAATGAT